GCTGATATTACCAATGTCAACAACAAAACTTTGCAGCTTCTTGTCAAACTCGTCGCCACCAATACCAAGACCAACAGCAGCAGTTTTGAGCGTGTCTTCCATGCTCAACACAACCTGAGTGATTTGGTTATTGAACTCAGTGCCCAAAGTTTGTGTTGATGTGTCGTGACTATCGCTGCGGAACCATCCACCGCTTGTGGTCGTGTTAGTGTACTGTTGACCCGTCAAGCCAGATGTTTCTACTTGACCAAGTGACGTTTTGCCGATGGTAAGTCCCGTGTCATCAACTGATTTAGAACCACCAAAGACACTACTCAGTGCTTTACCAACAATACCATGTCCAACCATCGCCCCAATAAGTGCACCTGCGATTGTACCCAACACAGGAAATGCAAACGACATACCAATTGCTGCGTATGCTGCAAGGGAAGCTCCCCCAAGTGCTCCACCCACTGCACCCAATCCATTTACTGTTTTGTTGTCAAACGACTTACTATTATTTGCCGTGTAACCAGTGAGACCACTGTTTTGAACAGCCAGAATGGCAAAGCTGTTGATGCTGTTGTCCAGTTTCCTCAAAGCATCTAGCATATCGTTTTGCACAACAAGGCCAAGGCCGGAATTCTTCTCAGTGATTTTCAGCGAGTTGGCAATAGAATCAGACTTTTGACCAACCAGCTTGACATCTACACCATCAAGGATTGTTGGGGCGCCTAGCACTGTTCCAGTACCCTGCCGCCTCTGTTGTTCTTCCGAAGATATCGGACCACCGCCACCACCTGTAACAGCCACACCAAACGCAGCAACTGCTGCTGTCATTGCAGCTACACCGGCAAATCCACCCCAACCAGATTGAGCGAACATTGTTGCCGCACCTGCTGCCAATTTAGCAGGGATAGATGCAAGAGCCATAGCCGTCTCTGCCAAGTGGAAGGCTTTGGAAATGCTTGTGGCAATTTTGTAACCCTGGCTTTGTTTATCGAAGAATCCGGAGGCGGCATCTGCAATGCTTCCATACATTGCAATAGTAGATTGCGCGCTGCTATCTTGAAGTGCTGTAATTTGTCTTGTGCGCTCCTCGTCTGTAAGACCGTCCTTTTCCTTGACGATACGAATCTGATTTGCCAAATCGATCTGTTGAGACTGGCTTTCTGCGAACACTTTGAACATCTCGCCAGCGGCTTTTCCAGAGTTTCCAAACGCAGCCTTCAGCGATTTTTCAATCTCATTGCCCGCATCTTTCCACATCTTAACTTGCTCTGTGGCAATCTTAGTAAGGGCAGAAGAACGGTTGAGTGCGTCGTTGTTTTGTTTGTCATTGGCCTCTTTGGCGACATCGACAGCCTTAAGCTTCTGACGTGCTGCTATTTCTTTATCGATTTGAGCAACACGCCGCCCATTCATAGCTTGCTCAATCAAGTCATTGCTTTGCAGAGAATCACGCTCAGCTTGGAGTGTGTCGATCTTCGCCTGTTCAACTTCACTTGCCATCTCTTTTTGGCGTACACCAACAGCCTTAACTGCATCCGGCAGATTGGTGTACGCATCAACTTGGGCTTGCACAGATTTGGTCTGCCTCTCAATCTGCTTGAGAATATTGTCTTGCTCTTTTTGTTGTTTTGCTTGTTCTGCTGCGTAATTAACATCAGGGACAAGATCATTCATCTTGCTCTTGACATCAATGTCGCTCATAACTTTATTCAGTTGTTTTTGAATGTTAGCACGTTTACTAGCAGCATCGTTCGCCAACCGGATGTCGTTGGTGTGGAAAGCATCAATTGCATCAAGTGCTTTTTGAAGATGGTCTTTCTCAAGTTGAAGTTCATCGTCAAGGAGCTTTTCTTTTTGGGCTTGAGCATCCTCATCCTCCATCAGGCCGTACTTGTTTTTAAAATCGATGAGCTTAATTTCGTTGTCCATTGCCCGCTTTTGGACTTCATACCTCTCATTGATTTCATTTACGGTTTTGTCAAGACCTGACATCCCCTCTGTATGGGGTTTCGGTGCAGCTTTAATGCTATCACGTTCAACCTGCTTACGCATCATTTCGACACTTGCATCCGACAATACACCTTGCATCATCGCAGCATAGGCAGGATCGTTCCTAGCTTTCTCACGTTGTTGTGCAATCACATTATCGAAACGTGCAAGACGTTGCTGAAGATTCTCTTCGCCTTTGGAACGTTCCATCAAGTTGCGTAGATAGACTTGCTGTTCATTAGCAAGGCGATCCATCGTCTTATTATGGGCCTTATCCGCAGCGTCGTATTCGCCCTGAAGAATCGCGTTTTGAAGCTCTTTAATTTTCGCCTTGTCCTCGCGCACACCGAAGTCATTGTCACCTTTACCAAAGCTCTCAAGACGAGCAAGGTGATCTTGTGTCTCTTTGAGTTGATCTGTTAAACTTCCTTTGTGCAACAGGTTGTTCCAGAAGTTAGACGCTTTCTGTCCCATTGTGTCTAGAAGCGAACCTAATGATGTAAGCTGAGACTTCAATTCCTCAGCACGCTTCTTCTCTTCTCCAGCAAGAGCCGCAATAGCTACGCGAGATGCCGCCGCATGCTCACCTTGACGTTCAAGCTGCATGATGTGGGCAAGCACTGTAGGCTCAAGGAAGTGCATTTGCTCATCAAGTTGCATGGCGGCGTTCGACACATCTTTGAAGCCTTTGTCAGTAATCTTCAGAGGATTTCCAGCCAGCTTCTCAAAAGCAGCTGCTGTCTTTTCAATAGACACACCTGCGTACTTCTCCATACCAACAGCAGCTTCGGCAATGAGGTTAATTTGATCCGCAGTAAACTTGCCTGTGGAAGCAACAGCGATAACAGCCTCACGAGCCTTGCCGAATTCACCGTAAGCAGAGCCGATACGATTTGCCATCGTGTACAGTGCATCTCCTGTTGCCCCAGCAGAGTTCCCTGTCAGAATAACTTCTTTGTTCAAATCTTTTAGAGCAGAAGCACTGTGCATGTACGTCATAATACCGGCAGCAAGTGCGACACCGACAGCCACGATGGCACCGAGCAACACACCGAACGATACACCAAGCGCACTTGCTGCACTTCCCAGCGCCTTCCAAATTGCAGGCATTACATTGACACGCTCGCCCAACACAAGCAAGGAGCCGTAAAAACGATTAAGCTGCCCTGTAGCAAGTTCGTGAGTCAGGACCAGCAACTCACGAGACGTACCCGCTGTAGCAAGGCTCAATCCTTCATGAGCACCTTTAGCACTTTTAAGCTTGTTGATATATCCGTCAACTTGATCTGACACTCCAAGTTGGGCAGCACGCGAGCGTAATTGCTCTGCGTTATAATCTCGGATTTCTTTTGTGGTCATCCCTATAGTGTCAGCTTGACGCTTCAATGTCGCCACAAACGCATCTACATCTCTGTTAATACTATTGGCAGCGGTTTGAGCTTGGCGCAGGGCTGCAGCTTCTTCTCGTGCCGCTGCGGCAGCATCTTTCCACCTCTGCACTTGCGACATCATGTCAATTTTTTCCATCTGCTCACGGATTTTAGCAGCCATTTTAGCTGCTTCGTCTTGTGCAGATGTAGCATTCCTGACACTACTTGTGAGTGCATTGAATCCTTGTACAGCTTGTTGGGCAGCATCAACTTGCACCTTAGCTGACGCTTGTGCACCGCTGCCAATATTGGATGTATTCTTCTCAGCTTTCTCGCCAGCAGTTGCAAGATCATTGAGTGCTTTTGTAGCATCAGCGATGCCTGTCGAATTAACGACAATTGTTAGGCTTGAAGCTTCTAGGCTCATATCACTCCCTTTGTTGTTGTCTCAAAAGTCTCATTTGTTCCATGAAGCCAATCGCCTTACCAATCTTGTCAACTTCATTTTCTTCCACCTCGGGGGTGTATGGTGCAGGACGCTTAGGGTCGCTTGCACGGCTGTATTCTGCGCAATACGCTTCGGACATTCGCTTTAAGAGTTCCCTTTCCCACAGCGTAATGTCTAACTCGTTCACATCAATAAATGCCTTAATTTCTAGCCAAGATAAAGGCATCAAGCCCATTCCTGATTGCAACGCTTGCCCGGAAAGTGAAAAGATCGCGAGCAGATGACTCCACGGGCCGGGAATCTCCGGTAGTTGAATCTCTGTCGCGATCTCTATCAGGTTGCCATCTTCTTCACGTTGCCCAAGATGCTTACCTTGGGCCATTTCAAAACGGCTGTATTTTGATTTTTCAGGCGTGGCGCCTAAGAACGCAAGCTGTCTTGCGTACAATATAAATTGGGAACTTAGACTTTCAAAAAACTTGCAGTGTCTCCGATTGCCTCATTAACTTGTTTCTTCACCCAATCGTACTTGGCGTCCGAGTACAGCTTACGGAATGCGTCAGGGTTGTCAACAGGCTCTCCATCCAGAGTGAGGTTATCAATCTTAACCGACAACGCAGTCAGAAATTCAACACTTTGTTCACGCATTTCATCCGGCGTTGCTTCACGCTTTCCACGTTTAGCTGCCTTCTTCATCATTGCATCTACCGCCTTGCGGTAGGCGGCGCTAGCTTCACCTTTCACTGTCACTTGCACAGGCTTCGACTCCGGGTCTTCACCTTTTTTAACAGGGGCGAACAGCGGCATTTCAGTAACAGGGTGATTCAATTGGAAAGTGGTTTCATCCGACAGGGCCAGCGAATTAAGTTCAAAAGTCATGGTAGAGTTCCTTTAGTTATGTTATGCTGCTTGTGCAGCTTGGTTGTTAGAGCTATATTGCTCTTTGGATTGTTGTGAAATTAGTTGTTCGATACGGTTTAGGAGGGATGCTAGGTTTACGTCGTAGAAGCATTCTCGCCATCCGTCAAACGGCATTAAAGGTTGAATGTATTGAGATTTTAACTCTTGTAATATTAGAGTTTCGGTTTTACGCGCTCGCCAACCTTCGACAAAACTGTATGTCTTTAATACTTTCAAATCTTTACCTGAATATCTTGCGACTGTTTTGCAGCGCTTCTCCGGGTTGTTATTTGTAATTCCAATTTTCGTCATATCCCCGTCTGTAAGAACATATAGAAAACCTTTTTGTGAGCCTTTGAATCCAGATACCGAACAATACGGACAACCTCGTCCTGAAAGATGAGAACCGGGCGCCTGCCAAAAACTTTCGTGCTCTGGACAAATTATCTCAACCTTTACTTCAGAATTTTTGTACACGACCTTGTGGTATTGATACCTATTACCATGCACATCATTGGCATCTTGGATAAAATTCTCCAAGGTTTTTCTACATCTATCACCTTGTTCCTTGAGGTTACACTTCGGGCAACCTGCACGATTGGCGGTATGGTTGTGGAATGACTGAGAAAACCACCCATGCTCATAGCAAAAGATATCAATTTTAGAATTCTTGTTCGTGTAACCAAGAGGTTCTTTGTACACGTACCTGTCACCATGCGCTTGCCTGATTTCTTCCCGTGCAACGTACTCAGGTTTTCTCCGGGAGTTGGCTACAGACTCTTTGCCGCACTCTGGGCACCCGCTGCCGTTAAGAAAGTCATTAGGGAGTGCCATCCAATCTTGGTGTTTGAAACATGTTATCGACACTTTAACTCGTGCGCCGTCATACCTTACATTTTCATATCCGTACTTGGTTCCATGCTTGCTGATAGCATCTTGTATAAATTCTTCGGTTGTTTTCTTCTTAGTCATAAATCTCTGTCTTTAACATTCTGTTTATAAGAACGCTGAAGAGAGGGATTTACAGTCCCGTACCTCTTACAACAAGGAGGGCTTTCGCCCTCTATACTACTTACGTACCGCTGATAATCGAATTATCCAGTTCGATGTCGATTGTTTGCTCCAGAATTTTGTCTGCTGTGCCGACATTAACTTGAAGCGAAGTTACAACGCCCGAAAAGTAGTCCTTCCCCATAGAGCCGGGGTAAGTCACCTTAAAAGCTACCGACGAACGCGAATTAAATGCTGTTTGAAGTGCTGTGTAATCAGCACCCGCATGCTTAGCAAGAGTCATCGAGATAGTGCCATAGTCCACACTACCAGCCCGCTTCACTACGGTCGCCGTGTCGATTGGAATGTGCTTAATAATTTGGCTTTTACCGCCAAAGACACCGAGGTTCGACACTTCGGCAATAGGAATCCACGTCAGAGATGCGAAGTCTGTGGCAGTATAGGTTGCGGGCAGCGTAGCCGAAACGCTGATCGAAGTAGTTGCGCTAGTAATAGCGAGAGAACCGCTCATATTTATTTCCTTTAAAAATTAAGTTATCTTTTGCAAAAGATGCTTGTTATACGGCTCTCACCGTATCCTTATGAGCCTTCAAGCTCTTGTCTATACTGCACCCTCACCACAGCAACCCTAAAAGCCGCATCCGTCATAGGAGGGCTAACATTTGCGGGTTGCTCTACACTGAATGTGCTATACTTTGTCTTGTCATACACAGGGAACAATGCAGCAATTGCGCCAGTAAGGCCGTCAAGCTGCTTCATCCCTTTGCCATCGGGTACATACACCATGATCTGGAAAGAGCCATAAACACGTTGTCGTTGAGCGTCTACAGTGGCATTTGTAATAGCATTACTAAGAAACACCACTTGCAAATACGGTGAATTTGTAGGCTTGTTGAACGCCACACCTTCATACGCGACAGGGATTGCAGGACTTTGTGCAGCAGCGAAGGAGGCGATAGCCGACTCTACTTCTTGTCTAATGTTCATAGCTCTCCTTTAATCGCTGTGAATGTGCTCTGCACGGGCGCATACACTCTACGCATGCCGGTCCACGTCCAACCGCTGATGGGGTCTTTGCCAGCAGGCCAACCAAGCGCCTCTACGCGCAGCGAGTAATTTAGATTGTTACTCAGCGTAACGAAGCCATCCTTCTGAAAGAATGCTGTACTAGGCTTGATAATACTTTCAATTCTTGCTAAGCTGTCACCACCATCACTTGTAGCGCCTGTGATAGATGTGTCTAAGCTATTAACAGCAGGGAACCAGTTGGCAACGAAGTGGCCTGCTACATATGGGCCATCACCGACATGAGGGGAATTGTTTACAATGCGAGTGAACAGGTTGTATGCAACAGCGTTAATCTTGAAGTTAACTTCTGTCTGCACCCGTTGGATGTTCGATCTGAGGGAATCTGCAAAACTTCCCATATACCTCCCTTACAGAAAAGAATTATAGCATTGGTGCACTATCTTGTCAATTTTACGAGGTCTTAATAACGTAAGAGCCAGAGAGCAAGCTTTGCGAATAGTTGTTTGCCCTTACAGTGACTTCATACGAGTAGAAGCCAGCAGGTAACTCGTCAAGTTTGAACGACACCATCCCCTTGATGTCAGAGTTAACTTTACCTTTCACCACAGCAAAGACATCACTGCCTTTAAAGATTGTGAGGAACAAAGCCATCCCTGTAATATCCGCAAGAATGCTTGTACCTGCATCAAAGATGGAAAATATGTCTTGCTCTATATTGTTGATACGAACAATCTGCTTTGTAGCAGCGCCGTATGGCACAGCACGAAGCTGTGCTTTAGGTTTGGCTGCAAATGTAACGTCATCTCGGCTAAGCGCTTCATTGACTACAAACACTTTGCAAGAATTCATTATTCCTCCGCAATGTCGATATACACTGTACGTTCGTCCGTGCGCTGTGGTGTGGTAAGCGTTGTAATCAAGCACGCCACTGTAGCAGCGCTACCCGGAGTTCCGCCCGAGATAAATACTGTCACCTTAGTACCATCAGAAAAACTACCAACGCTACTCACACCATTTACAGTGAACGTCACATCGGAAATCGTGACAAGGCTATTGGGGTCTGCACTAATGTCCTCCAGCCATACAGACCAATCAAACGTGATGTCAATAACAGCATCAGGGTCTTTAAGGCCACGAGGTTTTTTAGGGTCTGTGAGAGTCCACCACTTACCCCCTGTAAAAACTGGAGATGTGGCTTGAACGTTAATTGTTCTGGCTTGGCTTGGTGTAAACATGGGAATTACCTGTACTGATGTTATTTCTGCGGAAACAGAGCACTGCCCACTCAGGGTTGCTCTGAACAATACTGCACTCGACAACACCCCCGCTATAACGGAAGCTGTCGCACCCACATTGGCAGACAACTTAATTGAAGTGGTGAGAGTTGCAGATGTTGTACTGCTTGCTGACACCACACAAGAAAACGCCGCACCAGATGTCTGCGCACCGAATATCGCCCCACTGCCGCTACGCTGTGGGCTGAAAATGACCGAAGTCATGACAACACCACAGGACCGCTGAAGGCTTTCGCTGCTGGCGATTGAGTGGTCGTCCCGTCACTGTCCGTAATGTCAAGCCACCCGATGGAGCCGGAAGACAAGCTGGTGTTCACGCTGATAACCAATTGGCCGCTGCCGTCTGTGGTTGCCACAGCCCCTTGAGATGTTGGGGCGGCGAAGATGTCAGGACGTCCTTGGTCGAAGAACGCCCATTTCAGACCTGACAGGTTAGCGCGAGGGCTTCCGGTTGAATCGGTCAGTGTGAGGGTCACGTTGCGAGCGGTCGTAGCTGCCGGGGCCGTCAGTGCGCTGCGAATTGCGCTGGCTGCCATCGGGCCGAGCCGATTCATGCTTACATTTCCATATGGGTGCAGTCCGTCGTTGCTGTTGGACGTAGTGAACCAGCCGTTAGTATCAACGTAGTAGACCCTCCCCGGTGCTGTGGTTGCGGCAATGGCCGATTGCAACTGTGTAGCGTGCGTGGCATCCTTGAATGGGCGGAATACGATGATCTTTGTAGAGGTCGGTGTTGCGGCAAGCAGCGCATTGAGCACAGTCGTGGCCGTACTGGTAATGTCGACTGAATCGTTTGTTCCGTGATTGATTGCAATGAAATCTGGAGCTGTGGCGAAAGATCGCGAAACACCCGAGTAAAGCAAATTGTACGCATCCGAGAACGCGGGCACACCAGCACTACCTGCGTTTGTCCAGCCTTGCGAGCCGAAACCGACAATACCCGTCTCGGCACCCAGCAACAGCCCAGCTTGATATGCCCACGCAATGCGGGAGTTGGCGCGATCCATGTCGTTCGTGTACGAACCGTCCATCGTGCGGACGCCCTCGGTGATGCTGTCGCCGAAGAACAGGCCGCGTGTCGGTTTGGCTGTCATCGCAGTGATGGTCGACCCTGCATCGAGAACGATACCAGTAAGGACGATTGCAGCCGCCTGTGGAGACCAACGGTTACCATTCAGGTAGGAGCTTTTGAAAACAACTTCAAGAACGTGACCGCCTTTGGTATTCCAAGCTGAGGTTGTGCTGGGTACGGGGATGGTGACGCTTGCGGCGATATTGACCGTCGTCCAGCCGCCCACGCCATCCACGAGATAGGAGATTTGCGGAACCGGCGACGTAATATTCGTCATGTCAAAGTTCAGTACGCACGTCGATCCCGTGAAAAGCGTTTTGAAGTAGGCTCCGGGGTTGATGGTTGTTGCGCTGCTTGCACCGACATTCCAGTTGTAGGGCGAGAACAGCACGTTGCCCGTACCATTTGTCAGAACGTTGGTAGTGGTTGCTGCCACGTTGTTTGTCACGGTGGACGGGCCAAAGCTGACGGTTGGGTTTCCTGCTGCGTCCTGCAATCGTGGGTTTGTTCCCGGTTGCGTGTAGGTGACAGTGATGGCATCACCGTATGCATATGGCGAACTCACTGTCAGGGCGATGGTTTGACCAGAAGGTGTGCCAACCGCAGTAACGGTACGCCCTCCTGACACGGCGAAGGCCGAAGCGGGCGGCGTGCTTGCTGCTAGTACTTCACCGAACGTCAGTGTGATGGTCGAAGGGGTTGCATTCGCAACGACTGCACTTACGAAAGCTGGGGGCGTTGTATCAGATGCGGACGCAACATAAGAGATGCTGCTAGGGTTCGACAGACTTCCGTTGTTCGTGACGCTGATGGTGTACGTTCCTGCCGATGCTGGCGACGTATAAGTGAATGTCGCTGTAGCCGATGCACTACTAATTTGGACACTCGTTGGGGAGAACGTACCCCCTGCCCCACCGTCGCTAGGTGTGACTGTGACGGTTCCTGTGATGGCGCCATCTGCGCCGACAGTGAATGGACTAGACTGCGCCCCAGCCGTTCCCGATGTTGGGCCACTCAGCGTTACTGCGGTTGCTGCCGATTGCACAGCGCCGTCATCCAAGCTGAAATCGTCAACAGCCGTGCCTACCGAGCCTGCACCCGTGCGGAACAAACCGACGTAACCGCTAGTGTATGCTGTATCGGTGAAAGATGCCGTGGCGGCGGTAGGCTTCGTATCTACAGAACGCCAGATGCGGATTTCATGCGTGCTGCCGCTGGAAATGCATTCGACGTTTAGGATGTCTCCAGCGACGAATGTCGTGGACATCGTGGCGCCAACCTGAGGTGCTGGAAAAGTCCCGCTGGTACGCTTGTAGAATCGTGGTGTCAGTTTTCCTGCGGTGTAGTTGAAGTCCAGCAACCAGACATAACCATTCTGGTACGCGGAATCCATTCGCAGAATAGGAGAATAGTGGCCTTGGTTGCTAGATCCCGAAGGTAGCTTTTGGCTGAACTGCACTTTCGTGTACGTCAGAGACGCCGAATTGGTGTACAGGGCTGTGTTCTGGTCAACTGCTGTGGTCGATCCGAATGACTGTGCGCCAGAAATCGGGTTGCTCGTCCCTACAGCCCATGTACCAACCTTAGCTGTCCACCCGGTTGCAATGTTACCAGATGACTCAGAATCAAAATTGCTTGAATAAATTACTGTCATTGTAGCTCCAGAGAATGAACTAAATTAGTTATCAACCTGAATCGACAACGCAGCAGCAGCAAAACTTGGAGCCGGATCACCACTATTAACAGTCTTAGGTGTCGACAGAGTGCCATACACCCACTCATTGCCACCTGTAGCAGCATCAAAAAGACCCATACCAACAATCGATCCCCAGCTAGCAGTAGGTGCTGCGAAAGTGATTGCATTATTATTCGATGTTGTGCCGCTTGTGCCGTTAGATGCAACTGTGGTGCCAGCACCTTGAGTTCCAGCCCAATTAGCAAGCGAAGATGTCACTGCAACACGAGCGTACGAACCACCACTTACTTCTACACGAGCAGACCCTGCGTCATTATCCGCAGTAGTAAATAACCCTACGTAAAACGTAGCAGGAGCGTTGAGAGGTTGACCACGGAACACCGCGTCAACAATTTTATTTTCAGCGTAATCTGTCCAAGCAGCCATTTTAGTCCTTTAAATTGTTGTATTATTCACGAACATACAGTTCGTACAGAATGCATGAGTCTTGTAAGAGCGACGGATTAAGCTGTTTTACAGTAACAATCTTGTATTGCTTATCACCAATCTTTAGCAAGTCCCTGTTTGCATTGAGGTGAGGTAGAGCTAATCCAACTTCTGTTTTTTGCGGAGGTTGCACATAGACCTGCTTGTCGCCAGTTTTAACTAGCGTGTCTTTTTCAGTGCCTTCGCCCTCATTCTTGCGGACGTAATCAAACGCCATAATGTTGACTAAGTAGTCTTGGTAAGACGCGGTGTTCTCGGATGTAGAGGGATCGTACTCTTCGGAGACGGCCACGCTGATGTAAGCTGTGGTGCCGAACTTAGCCATCATTGACGCTACTGTGCGGTCGAAGGAATTCATTATTGGGGCTCCACGCCACCGTTAGCAACAGGACCACTGTAAGGGTCAAAAGGGCCGGCAGCAATTTGATGCAAACGTTCGTCAGATGTCGGGCGATTCTGTGCGTTAGTGAAGTCTTCTTTGAATTGCAAGATAGGATGAAGTTCATCTGCACCTGCAACATATGGCAGAGGGCAAACGCCGTTGAAAGCGGGGTCTCTTAGGACTAAAAGCAGATAGTCTTTGTACTGGTTGTAGACCTGACTCCCATAAGATGTAATAATACCCATCTTAGCGTCAGAGTCGAAACTGAGTGTAG